GTCTTGTGTTCCTCCATGTGGTAGAACTCATATCGTTCTTGTACGTTCTCAACGTAATCGTGTCCTACGTGTTCGTCGAACGATACTGCCAAGGCTTCTTGTAGGATGCTTGGGATCGCATCCTTTGATACCTTGCTATCGCCTCCATCTGCGATCTTGATCGATTCCAAGAGGGCAAGATATATTGCCCTGTCTTTACACCATTTCTCTGTGGTGTCGAGTAACCACTGGTGTTCGACTGGCATGTCCTCAAACGACTTGAGCGTTTGGACTGCCAGGTTGTACGCTTCCTCCGTGATATCCTTACGATCCTGGAGGTTAATGATAAGAACCTCCGAAGTCGGGACAGTATCATACGAACTAGCGAAGTTCCACACCTCTTCATAGATGATACGTTCATGATGATCTTCAAAGTATTCGGGTTTTACAAAAGGAACTACCTTACGGTAGTATGCCTCATTGAACAGAAGATTCCTGAGGATCGATAGTTCAATTTTCTCACTCATCTTCTGTGCCATACAAAAATTCTTTCTTTGCCTGTTCGTCTAGTCGTTCGAGGACTTCGGGGGTGAAGTAGGTTTCTGGATCTTTAAGAATTTGTTTAGCATAGATTTTCTTTCCGTCAATCTCATAGCGTCCAGCAACATTTTTCCACAACCCTGCTCGCTCCCCCATCTCAAGTAATCCATAGTGTCTCTGTAATCCTCTCTGGTCAAAAAATAATCGGGTTTCCACCTTCGACCCTTCACGGGTCAGACGGGACTTCTTCGCCTCACACTTAATAATGTTTCCGACCAGATCGGTTCCTTCCTTTTCTTTTTTCTTAGAAAGGAAAACGATGGTAGAAGCGGAGTATTTAAGACCAACTCCACCGCCCATTTCTTTCGTAGGGACATAAGATCCGATAACGTCATAGGTGTGATTGGTAACCAACATTGGAATGTTAGCCTTACCAAGCTTGAGTGTCAAGACTCGGAAGGCACCTTTAATAAGCTGTGATTTCGTCATGTCACGAACCTGCTTATCGTTTTGGATGTCCTCCATCTCCTTAGAAGACGAAAGCATCCCAAGAGAGTCTAGTACAAACATGAGCGGTTGGCGCTCATCTTTAGGTTGTTCTAAGTATTTGTCAACAACCCTGATCGCTTGGGTCCTGAACTCCTCAATAGTATCCACAGGCATGATGATCATACGATCCGAGTCGATACCACGACTCTCGATCATGTCCTTACTAATGGCAGACTCAGTTTCAAAATAAATGACTCCAGCATCAGGATTAGAATCAAGGAAAGAACGAACCACGCTGAGACAAAAGAAAGTCTTGCCCGTGCCCGATTCTCCTGCCAAGGCAGTAATCTTATTGGAAGGAAAACCTCCGTAAATCGAACCACTAACGAGGGCATTAACCATGTAGCTGCCAGTGTCAATGAAAGATTCAATATCACCAGCAGCAATCCCGTCGCTAACAAATGAAGCGTACTCATTCTTGCTGTCCTTAATAACAGTATCTAGGAATCCCATAATTAGAAAAATGATAGAAGTGAAACAGACCGCTCGTAGTCCCAACCGATACATTCTAGCACGTTCTTCAGCGGTTCAAAGAACGACTTCTCAAACTGTTTGTTGAAGTCCACGTATTTCTCAACGTTGAACTCAGGTGGGAGGTTCTGGAAGAACGAGATTACGTTTTCCTGGATGGGGTTGGGGGTCTTGAGGTAGAGAAATTTGATCTTCTCTCCTTCTTGGATAAGAGGGTACTTGTGAGTAAGTTTATTACGGCTAACGTGGTGATTGTACAGTAATGCACCTCGGACATGAATAGGTGTACCCTTTGAATAGATGTCCGAACCAGATTTGTATTTCTTGAGACCATTTACACCTCGGGGGAAAGCAATATTGACACACTCTTCTTTCTTCGTATCCTCTTTGACCTTATCAATATAGTCAATCAAGACATCGTTGTCTTCATTGATAATGATGTCATATGCTTTGAGAAGTTTGTCTCGGAAGAATGCTGGTGTAGATGATCTAGCGGTTTCCATACCACAGATTTTCATCTTGGGTTCAGCATAGCGTACACCTTCGCTATCCCATACGTTGAGAATGTATCGCTTCTTGGCAGTCCAGATGCCACGGTCAGCAATATTCTCACGCTTCATCTTCATCTTTTGCTCATACGCTGCCACATACGTTGCCAGTTCTTCATATGAACGTTCGATAAAAGGTTCCAGTTTTTCCTGGCAGATCTTATCAAGTATAGTAACAATTGCTGCTTTGTCGCCAGACTTATTACTAAAAAATTTATTAACAAGAGGTCCAAGATTAAGATAGATTGAGTCAGTGTCGGATGCAATGACATAATCCTCCTTCTCTGTAGAAAGCAACTTATTTAGGTATTCGTTCATGTGGTTCTGAATCCAACGGATGGACAACTGACCAGACATGGTGATTGCCTCAGCAATCTCTAGACGATAATACCTGAAGTGTTCGTTACCGATGGCACCATAGGCAGAGTTCAGTTGGATCTTACGTGCCATCTGAATGTTGTTACAGCGAGCGATCTCTTTCTTGAGTTCGGTGCTGGGATTCTTCTCATACTCCTGCTTCGCCTTGAGCATACGCTTCTTATAGATGGTACGTTCCTGATAGATCTTGTCCATCAGTTCAGGCAGGAACCCACGCTTATTGGTATCGTAGTACGTACCGTTGGCACACAGAGTCTGACCACACAGATCAAACAGTTCAATCTCCTTGTTCAGTAGACGGTCCACTGTGGCAGTAGGATGTCTGTGATCCTTGAGAGTCTCTGGTGACAGGTTGTACTGCATAATGAGGTGAGGATATAGGGAGTTAAGGTCAAAACTAACAACCCAATCGTAAATCCCAGGAGTAGGCTCTTTAACATAAGCACCTGCATATTTGTTATCCTTTCTACTTTCATGTTTAGGTGGGATCACCAGATTACGTTTACTCAAGTACACATAGATGATGTTGTCCCACATACGTACCTGTGAGTACACATCTTCAAAGTTCACCTTAGCATCATATGCCATGGTGATAGCAAGTTCGATCAACTTCATCTTGTCATCCAGCTGGTCAACCAGGCGAACGTCAATGATGTTGTAGTCCACGAACTTCTTCCAGTTCTTGGTATAGAACTCCTTGAAGGTATCGTACTCACTGTGGTCAAGTTTCTTAGCACCAAGTTCTACCGAACAGATATGATCCAGACGATAGGACTCTTGGTTGGTGTAAGTAAACTTCTTATACAGTTCCAGATAGTCAAGGCAGGAGATACCACTGATGTCATAGGCAATCTGCTTACGACCTTTAATGTAGATCTCACGGTAGAGAATACTCTTCCAAGGTGAGATCATCTTAGATTCTTTCTCCCCAATCACACGTTCGATACGTTTGATGATGTATGGGATATCGAACAGTTGTACGTTCCAACCCGTAATCACATCAGGGAAGTTAGAAATCCAGAAGTGAAGGAATGCCTTCAGTAGACCCACCTCAGTCTTGAACTCAAGGTAGTCCACGTCAGGGTCTGTCGCCTCGTAGGGGCGAGAACCAAACACAGTGATACGACCAGTGTGAGAGTCCTTCAGGGAGATCAGCAGGATCTCCTGGTCGGCAGTCTCGATGTCAGGGAAACCATTCTCAGCACCAGTCTCGATGTCAAGTGTGAAGATACGAATCTGATTCATATCAAACTTCATCTCATCCCAAGGATACTCCTGGAGGATGTACTGGTTGTTGTATCGTGTCTGACCATACACAGGAAAGTCTTCCATCTCCTTATGAGTGTCAACAAACTGACGTGCATCTTTGATCGTACCCTGGAGAACAGGGCGAACACGTTTGCCGTCGAGCGTCTTCCACTCGGAGGGTTTCTCGGTAGGCAAGAACAGTGTCGGGTTGAACTTTACCCGATCACTGAACTGCCGACCATGATCATAACCACGAACCAGGATAGTGTTCCCTGCTTGCTGAACACTGGTGTAAAACTTCATTCCTTTTCTTTGTCTTTCAGGTCATAGTAAAGTGCCATGAACATGTCGCTAGGATCACAGATCAATGTAATGTCTGATGATCTAACAGCAAGTTCTTGATCGTCACTGAACTCAGGAAAGGGCACTGCCCCATCCTGAGATACCTCACATGGGTATTTTAGCACACAGTCGGGGTCACCGAACTCAACACCAGGGATCTCCTCAATCTCTGCTACGAGCCAGTGCCCGTCAAACTTGAGGAGTTTAATCATACCACCTCAGGGGTGACAGCGGCAGGTACAGACTCATCAGCAGGCAGTTTGACATCAATGCCCTTCATCGCTGCTTCGATATCAGCACGTTGTGCTTGATCGTTGGCACTACCTTCTGTAGGAAGTTCTACGTTAGTGGGAGGTGCTGCTGGTGGAGTTGCCTCAGGTTCTACCTGTGCTTTCTGCTGGTCAACTTTTGCCTGATATGCTCCAGCAAGACCAGGATCAGGTGAACCAATCGTCAGGATGCCGTCATATGGAATACGGAAAGAGTTTTCAATAGAGTAGGGACACCACTTGCTGAACTTGACTTGAAGATCGCCTTCAGGGTCATCTTCAGAAGGAGTTTTGATCAGTGCTAGTTCATAAGGATAGTTCATCAACAGACAAACTCCTTTACGATCTTCACCTTCACCTTCAAAAACTTCCTGAAGAATAGTGATTAGCTTGTCGCCCGACTTCAATACTACAATGGACGGATTTAGATTAGGCGTGTCGCTCATTTTTTAGTTGCTCCTTGTGCTTGTTTAAATTTCTCGAATTCTTCTGGTGATAGAACAGGATATACAGGTTGGGTAAGTTCAATAAATGTTGAAAGAACATTAGGCAAGGGATCACCTATGCTAATGATCTTTTCAAACCCGATTCTAAATTCCCTGCTGCTACTAAAAGGACTCCACGGGAAGAAATTAATCTCCCGCTGGGGTTCTTTTTCACCAGGGACTAAATCCAATACCATAGGCATTGAGAGCAAGAAACAAAAGGGTTCACCTTCATTGTCTCTCAACTCACTGACTTTGGCAATGACTTGCTCACCTGAAACCAAATGAATAATGTTAATAGATGACATATCAATACTGGTTTCCAATATTATACCAAAAAAATACAGGACCGACAAGCGGTCCTGTGCCAATATTTATTCTGTCAGTAGTTGTTTATTTGACACTCTCTGTCCAATCTCATATACGGTTTTCTTCTGGTGTTCTGGGATAATTTTCTCCAGAGATACACACAAGAGACCATCAACAAAGTCTACATCAGTTACTCTTACATCGTCTCCCAGTTGCCATGTTCTAGTGAAAGATCTCTTCGAGACGCCTTTGTGGACATACTCGATCTTAGGATCTTGTCTCGCATGTGTTGTGGCAATTCTGAGAATGTTTGATTCAGTAGAT